GGGTACGCCACGGCCTTGTCCGTTCGTGCGGCTATGAAGCAGCTGAAGCGGCGGTACACAATTCACGTTTGCTTTTCCGCTGGCAACATGGTCAAGGTGGCGGCAGGGCTGGAGCCTGGCCTTGTGATCGCGGACAACGACAAGTCCGGCACAGGGCAGGCGGCTGCGGCTGAAATAGGCTGGCCAATCTGGATGTCTAATCGGGAAGGCGAGGACGCAAACGATTACGCGCAGCGTGTCGGCCTGTTCGGGTTTACACAAAGCCTGACTCAATCAATGCTCGACATCGGTGCGAGCAGGCATTACGAGCGATAGGCCACCGTCTGAGAACGGCTGAACCGCTGCCAGCATGGACATGATTTCCACGCCCATACTGAGGCAGCGATCGCCAGCCACGCTGTAATCGGAAACCACCCTGACCTGACCTAGTTCATCTTCGATCAGGTACAGGGTGAACATGCGCGGGTGATTATTCATGCGCGCAGGATAGCAGGTCGGCTGCCGCGCGCTCGAAAGCGGAGCGTGTATCGTCAATCATCTCGGCGATGTCGCTGCCAGGATAATCTTCAACTGTTTCCCAAACAGTTACATCGTCGGAATCGTAGTGCTGGCCGGAGCGCAGCAAGTCAAGAATGTCGGCGTATGACATATCGACAGGAAAGTCGGAAAGCCACTGATTCAGGGCAAAAGTTTCGGCGGTTTCGCGCAGTGTTTTCATCGTCTGATCTCCCATAGTTAACAAAAGTTTAATGTGGTAATATTTCCAAGAGCCTCACTTTTTCCGAAAGCTGTCAGCAAATTTTTGGTTGCCTGTGGCATGGAGCATGGCATCGGCTAGATTGTCAAAAGTTTTACCGCGCGCGCGGACGGTAAGTCGCGGACGGCCTTCAGCTTTCGCAATAAGCGCAAGCATGTCCGATCGCAATTGCCGGACGATGCCAGGCTTGTATGCGGTATCGGCTTCAATATCTTCAATGAAGGGTAACAGGCAATAAAGCATGTCCAGCATGTCCGGCGCGGCTGCCATCAGTCGGCCGATATTCAGCGGTATGTCGCGGGCTATTTCCTGATCGCCTGAGCCGATCGTACATCGGTCGTCGGCAATATCGGCAAGCCAGATTTGCTCGGCGGTCGTGGAGTAGGTCATCGTCTGATCTCCTAAAAATTCTTGGCAATTTGCTTAAAGGCGCGCAGATAATCCAGCGCGTTGCGGTAGTCGTCGCATCTGATCTTGTCGTGCAGTTCGCCGTTTGGCCGGTAGCATTTGACTGTCCAAAAATGGCGCGGGCGGTCGGCTTCGATGACGGTGTGCGCGCCATTGCGGAAGGTTTTAATTTGAATCATCGTCTGATCTCCTGTTAATTGTTCCATGCCAATATTGGGAGGCGCGTTGATCGTTCCCGAATCCAGCCCCAATAATTTGAAAATGGGACGCTGCACCGCAGCCCTTCGCCGGTCGCAAGTTCGAACCCTGGCGGCGGGGATTTCGAGTCGGGCACTAAGGCAAGCTGGCCGTTCTCGTTGGCGGTCGATGGCCGGAAGTACAAGTAAAGCGGCTCCAGGTTTCCGGCGTTTGCTGCATCCTGCGCGGTTCTGATTCCGGCCTCGGCGCAAGCGGTCACAATGTCGTTAAATTTCATCCAGGGTTTCATCGTGCGGTCTCCATTGAGGCAATCATTCGGGGCGGTGGGCTGAATACTTCGATGGCATAACCCAGCGCGGCGATATCGCGCAGCGCGTGGGCGGTCAGAGTTTTAGTGCCAGCAATGCGGGCGAATAGTTCAGCGGCTTTGCAGTGCGGGTAGATAACTTCGATGCCGTAGTTTTTCTCTGCGCGGACTGTGATTTTCATTGTGTTAACTCCTCAGAATTGGCGGTAAACGATGCCGCCGTTTTTGGTTTCGCCAATCAAAACGCCCTGATCGGCTAGATAATCCAGCAACTGTGCGCGCTGCTCCTCCTCGTTTTCTGTTTCATCAATTTCAACTGAATAATCAGAGGCGATGCTTTCCCAGTCGCTTTCCGCAAAATCGCAGCAAAGGCCGATTACGTCGAGTTCAAAATCCTCACCGCAGGATTGTTCGACCTCCTCAATGTAATTAAACAAAACTTGCAACCCTTCATAACTGAACTGGTTGCCGCGTCCGGCTTTGTGGAAGGCATCGCGAAAGTCGTAAACAGAAATTGTCGTTTTCATAATGATTGCTCCTATTAATTGAGGTCTAAGGCGTGCTGCTGCGGATAGCGGGCGTGGTTGGTGAAGTAAAAGCGAACGGTGTAGCAGTCGGCGTGCAAGCGGCTTACAGCGTCAACGGCAAATTGCGGCTGCTCGTCGGCGGTGGTAACGGTCAAGTCGGGCAGCGCGCAAAAGGTGAGCATGTAAGCGTCAAGTTCGGCGGCTTCGTCGTCCGAAAGTCCGGTGTAATCGGCGTTTATCAGGGCGGGCAGCCAATGGGCGGCGAGCGTTTCCTCGTAATAATCGTTTAGTCTGTGCATGGTCGGCCTCAGTCGATTTCGGGTTGTGTGCGGGCAAGGGCGGCGCAAAATAAGCTTGTGCCGGTGGTAAAAAATCCGCTGGCGTGGTCAATGTGGCCGAGCGTCCAGGCGGCTAAACATACGCCGGCCAGGATTAGGCAAGCGGCGCAAAGGGCGGTATTAAATAGGCGCATGGTCGGCCTCTGGAGTGGTAAAAGTTGCGATAAGCCAGCAACAATCGGGAAAGCCTCGGTTGTCGTGGCGTAAGTGATCTGGCGGGTTATCAGTGCCGAGAGGGAAGTAATAAAGATCGGCGTGTTCTAGGCCGAAAGCTTCCATTGTCTGCACAAGTTCGCCGAATTTTCCCTTTGCTACGGCCACTGAAAACAGTCCGCCACCGAGCGATTTACATTGCAGTCGGTCGAGTTCGCCGTATATGGCAAAGCGGGTATCGTGCGGTAGGTCATAAAATGATCGGTTCATAGTATTTGCTCCAATGGTGGCCGGCGCGATGGCCGGCCGGTAACAGTCAGTAGAGTTCTTCGGCGTGATCTTCCAGGGCGGTAACAAGTCCGTCAAAATCCTCAGATGCGCCCAGGATTGATGCGAGCGTGAAAACGGTTTGCTGGTCGATGCCGAAATCCTCGGCCAGTGCTTCCAGGTATGCGCGGCGGTTTGCGTATCCGTTGGCGGTGTAATCGTTCATGGTCGGCCTCTCAGGGTTGATAACGGGGCAAATTGCGGACGAAGGTGTTTTCTTGGTATTGCTCGCGGTATTCGACCGGCTCGCCGGCGGCGGTCTTGGCGGCGTGAAAAACGGCAAAATCGCAATCTTCTTCTAGGTAGGTCATGTCGCCTTTTTGGTAAGAGTAATTGCTGATCTTGTGGGTGATGCCGAGCGCGTCAAGTTCGGCGCGGGGAACTTCAAGCCAGCCATGGCCAGGGTCAGTGATAAAGCGATAAGTCATGGTTTCACCTATAAAGTAAGGGCGATACAGGGGCGTATCGCTTGGTTTGATACTAGCAGATGCAATACATTGCGCAAGTGTGTTTCGATATGTTTGCAATGGTATTTTTCTATCAGGTTTGCCAGGTTGATTGATTTTCCGCATTTGTTCCGGTATCGTGCGGGCAATTAGGGGCGTGGCCGGCAGGCTGCGCGGCGGCAGTGAGCGAAGCGAACAGCGGTGCAAAATGAACAGAAAAGCGATAAAGGCTCAGGTAAAGACCAAAGGGATAGAGCAGGCAATGCGCTTACCAAAGGGCACACTTACGCCCAAAATGCGGAAGTTCGCGGAAGCTGTAGCGTTAGGCAATACCGGCGCGGATGCTTATAGGCAAGCGTACAGCGACAAGGGAAGCGTCGATACTATCGGGAACAATGCCAGCCGGTTAAAAGCGGATGCTAGGATAAAAGCAGAGATAGAACGCATTGAACGGGCAAATCAGCTAGCGGCGTTGCATTCCGCTAGTGGCTTGCGGTCTATTGTCATTTCCACGCTTGCCGAGATAGCAACAAACCCAGAGGAAAAAGCTGCAACGCGCGTCCAGGCTGTGCGTTCTATCGGCCAATTGGTCGGCGTTGATGCCTTCCGCGAGACAAAGCGCGTAGAACACGTTAAGGATTCCGGCGAACTTCGCGCGCAGATATTAGACCAGCTAAAAGGGATGATGCTCGGTTCCCAGGATGCCGTCGACGTAGACGCTGACTCATTGCTGGCGGAATTGTCCGGTGATGATGCGGCCGGCGCGGAACCCCACCACGCCCCCACCACCCCAAATCAGGAATGGGACTCCGACTCGCATGTACATACTATTCCACACGAACCCTCCCCAGCAGAAACCACCCCTTTGTCCGAGGAATCGCCCACCCCCGGGGGGGATATTTTTGGCGAAAAAGATGAGGTTACCAAATGAGCAATGTGGTAACGTTACCACGAGAAAGTGTTAAATCCGTGGCGAAAAAAGTTCACATAAATCGGGAGATGGTGGCGAGGAGGCGGGAGAAGACGTATGAGGAATGTGTGGGGATGGATATGACGCCGGCGCAGAAAGAGGTGTTTTTGGTGGTGGATGAGTGGTGGCGGGCGTATGGGTTTGGTCCGTCTATCCGGGATATCTGTGAGATACGTAAGAAGGGTGGGATGGGGAATACGAGTGAGATTATTAACAGGTTGGTGAAGTTGGGTGTACTGAAGAAGGTAAAGGGCAGCGGGCGGAGTGTGCGGCCGGTGTATGTAAATTTTAGGACGCTGGAGTGAAAAACGACGCGGCGTCGTTTTTGACGACGGGGGAATAAGGTGCTTAGGGAGATGTCGTGAGTCGAGATGAACAGTTGCTGCTGGAGGCGTTTTCTCTTTTGTACCAGGTGTACAAAGAGCAGAAGTCTGGCCGGCGATACTTTCGGCCGGTGTCTTTGTATCCTACGCTGGCAAAGATACAGAAGCGGCTGGACAAGCCTGTCGAGCGGGAAGCGTTCTCGATAGTGAGACAGAGACGGGAAGCGAATAGCCCATGGACTTAAGTGACCTGATAGCTCGTCTGCCGCCGGCGGAGCAGGAGCAATTGCTGGAGCAGGTGAGTCAGTACAAGGATGCGCTGGTACGGGAGAAGGCGCAGAAGAAGTTCATGGCCTTCGTGCACGAGATGTGGCCGGGGTTTATCCATGGCCGGCACCACGCCATCATGGCCAAGAAGTTCGAGGAGATAGCGGAAGGTAAGTTGAAGCGACTGATCATCAATATGCCTCCTCGGCATACAAAAAGTGAGTTCGCTAGTTATATGCTTCCCGCGTGGTTTCTGGGGAATCACCCTAACAAGAAGGTAATCCAGACGTCGAACACGGCCGAGCTGGCTGTCGGATTTGGTCGGAAAGTCAGGAACCTGGTGGATAGTGATCAGTATGGAAAAATCTTTCCCGGAGTCGGCCTGCGTGCGGATTCCAAGGCGGCGGG